GGTCATTTAACTTCTCAAATAGGAGTGGCAAGGGGATACAAGAACCTAAAATCATTTGAAGGGGAGAAGAAGGAAGAGAAATCATATAACATAGAAGATCTCGTGAAACATCATGGATTGTTAAAAACAAGTGTCCCTTGGGATATCGCCTTTGAAAAGATTGGGAACAGGGACAAGGAGTATTTAGAGGCTTTGGAAAGATTCAACCCAGAAAATTTAACTGCAGATCCTCTCATTAACTTAAGCACAATCCATGTCGCTAAAGGTGGAGAGTGTGACAATGTCATGCTCTTCACTGATATATCAAGAGCCAACAGGGACGAGATGGAAAAGAATTCAGACGATACCAACCGTGTATTCTATGTAGGGGTTACACGTGCCAAAAAAGAACTACATATAATACAACCCCAACAAGAGAGAGGATTTATAATATGAAAAAAGAAGAAATACTAATGAAGGCTGTTGATCTGGTAAGCAATAGCAGGCAGGAGTCACATGGAGACACGTTCAAGAACCATGAGCAAATTGCAGAGTTCTGGAATACATATCTGGATGGCAAACTAAAACCTATGTCTTCAATAACACCTGATGAAGCGGCCATGATGCTGGGCTTAGTGAAAATTTCTCGATCAATCGTAGGTAAACATAACATTGATGATTATGTTGACGGTGCTGCCTACATGGCGATAGCAGGAGAATTAAAAATTGAAGATGACTCCACTCCAGAGAAATCTCGTGGTGAGATCATGGGGGAAGTCACTAGAAAACATGTCATGAAACTTGCTAAGGAAGGTAAATGACATACGATTTATTTAATCAACAAGAAGTGAAGTCCGAGTGGTTACATCCTACAGAATTTCCATCAATGAAAGGAAGAAAGGTTGTAGCCGTAGACCTGGAAACATGCGACACTGATCTGAAGAAAATGGGCCCAGGATGGCCACGAAAGATAGGATCAGTCATAGGCATTTCCATATCAAGCGGTGATTTTACAGCCTATTATCCAATAGCTCACGAAGGTGGGGGAAACATGGATAGTGATAAGGTACTTAAATACATTAAGTCTATATGTGAAAATGATTCAATTCAAAAAGTGTTTCACAATGCACAGTATGATGTGGGATGGCTTTCAACATTAGATATAGAAGTTAAGGGATATATCCATGATACCATGATTGCCTCCGCTTTATTAAATGAAAACAGGTATTCTTATACCTTAAATCAGATGTGCGTTGACTATCTTGGAGAATATAAAAATGAAAAAGTACTGAAAGAAAAGGCCGAAGAACTAGGATTGGATCCTAAAGCAGACATGTACAAAATGCATTCCTCATTTGTAGGGGAATATGCAGAAGCAGACGCTAGGCTCACCTACCAATTACATGAACGATTGATGGTAGAAATAGAAAAAGATTCACTGGAAGGCGTCTATGACATGGAATGCAGGTTAATTCGCGTTATATTCAATATGACAAAGCGTGGCATTAGAATTGATATGGACCGTGCCATGGGATTAAAAAGAAAATTATATAATAAAGAAAAAGGATATTTAAAAAGAATAAAAGATTTAGTAGGTAATGAGGTGCAAGTATGGTCAGCTAGATCTTGCGCAGATGCATTTGATCAAGTAAATCTAGAATACCCACACACTGCCCTTGGAGCTCCTAGCTTTACTCAGACATTCATGGAAACACATAAGCATGAACTTCCTCGTATGATTACTAAGGCACGTGTACTTAATAAATTACAGGGGACATTCATTGATGGTATCTCTAAATATATTTGTAATGACAGGCTACATGCTCATATTAATCAAATCCGTGGAGATAGTGGTGGAACTGTGACAGGAAGATTTTCCATGTACGCTCCTAATTTACAACAAATGCCTATTAGGAGTGAGTTTGGATCAGAGGTAAGAAAGATATTTCTTCCGGAAGTGGGAGAGAACTGGATTTCAGCTGACTATTCACAGCAGGAACCTAGATTATTGACGCATTTTGCTATTCTTAATAAGAATGAAGGAGCTGAAGATGTTCGTTCAGCTTTTGTAAAAGGATTGGATTTTCACCAACAGACAGCTGACATGGCTAGTATACCCAGAAGACTGGCAAAGACCATTGGTCTTGGGGTTATGTATGGCATGGGATACAAAAAGATGGCAGTGGACTTGGACATTACTCCAATGGAAGCTAAGGCAATGCTCAAGGAATTTAGAATTAAGGTTCCTTTTATGCAAGGAATGCTAGAGGCTGTCATGAACAGAGCTAATCAGGTAGGAACCATCAGAACTTTATTGGGTCGCAAATGCCGTTTTGATTTATACGAACCTAACTGGTATGAACCAAATAAATTTTATAAAGCGATGCCTTTAAAGCAGGCGGAAGCAGAGTATGGCAATGTGAAGAGAGCCGGTACATACAAAGCCCTTAACAGATTGATTCAGGGGTCAGCTGCAGACCAAACTAAGAAGGCAATGGTGGATATATATGAAAACCTAGGCATTACACCGCTTCTACAGATGCATGATGAGTTGAATTGTAGTGTAAAGTCTGATAAAGAGGGGGAGGATGTTAAAAATATCATGGAAAACTGTGTAGAGTTAAAAGTTCCATCCAAAGTGGAGTATAAAATCAAGGATAATTGGGGGAATGCAAAGTGAACAGGGGATACAGGGAACAAGGAAAGAGTAAAAAACCAAAGGCAAAACCAGGTTTTGCCATAAACCCGGAGCAAATGGAGTATGAGAGACGTAAGCTTTTGGAAGAGATGTCTACGAAAGTTACTAAAAAGAGTCTTAATAATATGGCAGCAGTTGCGGCAACTCAGGAGCCAATCTACAAAGACGAGGAAGGAAAGGAAAAAGAACCAACCCTCCGCATACTATCGCTCGGAGCAGGGGTTCAGTCTTCCTGTCTCGCACTCATGGCGCAAGAAGGACTGACAAAGCACAAGCCAGACTACATGATCTTTGCTGATACGGGATGGGAGCCATCCTTTGTTTATGAGCATGTAGAATATCTCAAAAAAGCTGTAACAATTTGCCCTCTCATTACTGTAGAGAGAGGAAACCTTAGGGAAGACCTTATCAAAGCAGCGAACCCGGAACCAGGGTCTAGAGAAGAGGAGAAATCTTTCGCCGGACGTGTGCCAAATCCACCACTATTTGCAGCACGGCCTGGCGGAAAGGTTGGTATGCTATACAGACAATGCACCCATGACTATAAAGTTATTCCCATACAAAAAAAGATGAGAGAAATTCTGGGCATAAAGCCACGCCACCGTGTGAAGAAAGGAACAATTGTGGAACAATGGATTGGCATATCAACTGACGAGGCAATGCGTATGAAAAAAGCACGAATGCCGTGGATAGAATCCCGTTGGCCATTGATAGAAATGAAAATGTCAAGAGCAGACTGCCTCAGGTGGTACAAGGAAAGTGGAGTACATCCAATGCCAGGTAAGTCATCTTGCATAGGGTGTCCATACCATCACAATGACCAGTGGAAAAATATGCAGAAGAATTATCCAAGTGATTTTGAAGATGCGTGTGAGGTTGATGACAAGATTAGAAAAGGACTGAAAAATACAGAAGCAGAATTATTTTTACACAAGTCAGCGGTTCCTTTGAGAACCATAGATTTCCAAGAGACAAAAAAACAACAAGACCTGTTTGGTGAAACATTTGATCCAGAGTTTGCCGATGAATGCGAAGGTCTTTGTGGGGTATAAGAAAGGGGAGGACTATGATCCGAAGAGCGTGCGACCGGGACCAAAAGGCGGGACGGCTCCAGATTTTAAATGTTTCAACTGTGATGCGTGGTTTGACGGAAATGGATGGAAATATAATTTTAGTAAATCCTGGTATCCTTCTCTTAAATATAAAATTAACTTTCTTTGCGGCCCGTATTGCTCTACGGAGATTTCTGAGAAGCATAAGGAGAAATATGTGGGGCCGTAGTGAATAGAAAAGAAATAGATTTTTATATAAGCACAATACACCCAGATACTCCTCTCCTCTTTGCTGATGGATTTGATGAAGCCGTCATTGGTGTTGCTCAAACATTCAATTCACTCTCAATAGCTTACGATAAAAACAAATGTATTGAGATATTGAAGAAGGATATGAGTGAAGAAGAGGCAATAGAATATTTTAATTATAATGTAGTTGGATCTTATGTGGGCGAACACACTCCAACATTCATAGAAAAATGAGCAAAGCGGACCTGAAAAGAAAAAGACACGGCAGAGGGAGACGCAAGGTTGGATCTACTAAGAGAAAAAATC